TAAGTTAATAAACGTACATCTTTATCAGTTTTTTCAAATTCAGACATTACTTCATCACGAATTTTACCTTCAGTAATCTTAGCAGCAGTTAAATGTTCTAAAATAGTTACTTTATTATTAATCGTTTGTTCAGGATCTATTATTTCTTGTGTATTAGCGATTTCTAATAATGTATAAAAAGCAGCATATACTTTATAGTTAGAAAGTTTATGATTAAAAAACTCATTAATGTCATAGTGTTTTTGAATTTCACTAATTAAATTATATTTTTGACGTTTAATTGCTCCTCTATTTAATGTTTTAGATGATTCAATTAATGTACTAACTACAACATTTGCTTTCCCTTCAGTTAAGGATGTTTTTTTTAATAAAGTTTCATATAACTTATATTCACGACCTAATTCTGATTTAACAAAATATTTTTTAAGTATATCTTTTGCTGGGGAATCTTTACCATCAAGAGTATCTGTGGTGATTTGGCGAACCAATGATTCAAAAAGGATGCCAGTATTTTTATACTTTGAATGTTTAATTTGCATTCTAATATTATTTTATTTATAAATATGTGAAATTTTTTTACTCTCGTATTTGTGATTCATCTAATAGCGAATTTCCTCGAATATCTGATTCAAAAATGATTTGTTTATTTTGATTTTTAATATCATTAAACATTTTTCGATTTCGATTAGGTTTGTTTTTAGTTTCAAGAGCTAATGGGCTTCCACCTTTATATTGAGGTTTAATTGAATCTGATTCATCATTATCTTTTTTAATGCCCATAGAGCCAATTCTATCTTTTCCAAAAGCATTATCTTGGGTATTTCTATCACTTACTTTTTCAGAAGGACGACCATAATCTTTTTTCTCATCATATCCTACAGGCACATTAGTTGATTCATATCTACCTCTACCATATAAAGAAGCTAAATCATGTGGTGTACCATAAGATTGACCAGTTTCAAGTGGATCATTACCTTCATTTTCAATTTGTGCAATACGGAATTTACGTTTAGCATCTTGAATCATTAAATCTCTATATTCATCATATTGGTCTTCACTTAAATGGAATAAGTTTTCATAGATCCAATCAGAAGGTAATAATTTATTTTCCATCATCTGGTTGGCTAGTTCAACTTTTTCTTTCATTAATGCTACTCTTTCTTGGTCGTAGATAATTGAAGGAGTAGTTAATGATAATTCAAAGTTTGTCATACTTTCATCATGGTATCCTTGAGCGTATAAATGAACTAAAGCAATTTTAGTTAACTCAGATACTACAATACGTTGAATACGTTCAATTGTACGTGCAAATCGAATGTCTTCAGCGGCTAATGTTGCTTTACCTGTTAAATCTTTTTCATACCCCATAAATGCTTTAGGAACTTTAAGGGCAGCAAATAATTTATCTCTTAGGTAGGTAACGTCTTCAATACCTTGCCACTGTAAACCTGCTAAATTATCAATTTTTGTTGATGCATCATTTCCACGAATTGGGATATAGAAGTCTTCAAGCAAGTTTTGCATGTTGTACTTCAAGTTATAATCACCAGTTTGTTGGTCAATGTATGGAGTACGTTTCATTTTGGAAATTGTTTTCTGCATAAAGTTTTCTACTTCAGCAGGTGCAATATTTCCAACGTTGATATAGAATATACGTTTTTCAGGTGCACGAACAATACGATGGATTAACATCGCATCTTCCATCATAGTATATTGTTTAAACAACTTACGAGCAGGCTCTAAATACGATCTACCATAAGGTAAAAAGTTAGTATCCGTTAATAGACGGAAATGTGACATTTCATAATTGTCAAAGAAAATAGCATTTGCTTGATTACCTGCATTTGGCACGTTATAGTAACCATAATCTGATGGAGATGAAATACCATCTGGATCAAATCTAAAACGTACTGAATTTGGGTGGTCTTTATCGTATCCATCTTGACGTTCAATATGGAAAGCATTATAAGGAATTACATTATATACACCAAATTTTTCAGCAATTTCTAGTTTTAAAAAGAAATCACCATATTTCAACATATTACGAATCCAAGGCCATAAGTTAAATTCTACGTTTAATACATCGTAAAATAAATTGTATAGAATTTTTTGTACGTCTTCATCTGAGCTACGAATTTGGAGGACTTCACCCATATCATTACGTAAAGTACTTTCATCAGCTAAAATATCTAAGGCAGAAGCAATAATAGCATCTGTATCCATTGAATCGTATTCGGAATAAAGTGTGGGGCGTAAAGTTTGGTAATTAAAACTACTTTGGTACCCATAAATTGAAGTATGTGAGTTAGTATAAATACGATTAAATCTATCTACAAGAGCATTAGTTTCATATTCACCTGAGACTTGTATTTTATTTATATCAAATACTTTTAATTGGTTATCTCCTTCATTTCGGATGAGTACATCTGTTGAAAATAATCGTCTTAATCTACTAAATAATCCTGTATCAGCCATAGTTTATCGTATTAACCAAGAAATATCTTCTTGTTCATTATGTGGGTTATTCATTTTAAAAGGGTTATTATTATACTTATCAGCATAATTAGCTCCTGTGGAATAACCTCCAGCATATGAAGTACGGGCATTACCTATACTATTTAACATACTTTTAGTCATTTCCATATTGTTTATTCTTAATTTAAAAGCAGTTTCACGTAAATAACAACCAATAGCAAAAGACATAATTAAATCATCATTGTATCCAGGTTGTGCTTCAGGTCTACCATTTTTCCATATAAACACTTTCATTTCTTCTAGTAAACGAGCCGAGTAAAAAACAACTCCTTTTTCCATAATAGCTTCTTGAAATTTTCCAATTGATATTGGGCGAGTTGTATTTGACATAGTAAAACCAGGAGTCATTTTACTATGATCCATATAAGGATCAAAGAAATTATCTACATTATTTGTTCCACCTTTTGGTGAGTAATATAAATTTTGATAACCTCTATCTAAAATGGTTTGCACTGTTGACCAACCTACACTAGAATTTTCAGGTGCTAATAATGCATTATTATATTCAGTAGCTATACTTACTAATAAATACCCGTAATCTTTTGTATTAATTTGTCCCTTATATTCACCTACCTGAGTGAATGTTTCAATATCAAAGATATGAAACGCTGAAAAATCCTTACCATCGCCTCGTGCTATATCAGCTACAATTAAATAGTTCCTAGAATAATCCGCTGGTTCCCAAATCCATAGGTTTTGGTCAACTCCACGTTTTTCAAGAGGTTCTTTCACGTGAAATTGTTCATAAAAAGAAATATCTTCTGGTGTAAATACTGTATCACCAGATGTTGTAAAGTCACAGTCACATTCCTGTGCTGCCATTCTAACACCTAGATCTTTATCTTGTTGGTCTCTCCAAGATTGATCTCTTTCAGGATGTACTTGCCAAGGTAATCTAATAGGTAAAAAACTATTATCACCCATTTCTGCATTAACCCATGTTTGATGAAACCAATTACCTGTACCGTAAGGTGTAGATAATGCAATGCAACCTCCACCAGTAGCTAAGGTTTGTTGAGCTGAAGCCCATATCTCACCTATATTATTAATAAAAGCAGCCTCATCTATAATAAGCAAAGAAACTGCTTCTGATCGACCTGCATCACTTGATGCTGAAGTTGCTTTAATTTGAGATCCATTTGGTAATCGAAGGGTTAATTTATTTGCTTCATCAGGTTTGCCTGAAAATTTTAGCCATGAAGGTAAACTTTCATACATAAATTTAACCTTTGTAACCATGTTTTTAGCAGTTTCTTGCTTAGTTGCAATACAAAGGATATTTTTATCTTTATGAAATAACATTAACCATAAAGAATATCCAGCTGATAAGGTTGAAATGCCTAATTGGCGAGATTTAAGTACAATTGAATATGGATTTTCTTGGAATAAAGTAAGTACTTTTTCTTGGAATGGATATAAATTAAATTGGATTCGACCACGTTGTGGATGTTGAATATAACAATATTTTTTCATAAAATATGCTGGGGAAGCAGCACATTTCATATATTCTTCGCGGACTACCTGTTTTAAATTTCTTTCTTCCATTATTTAACTACTATAAATGTAATAATAGTAAGTACAGAAGCCACGAATCCTCCACCTAACCACTTAATTCCTGATTTAAGTTTATTATTTTTACGGGTTAAGTCAGTGACATCTTTTTCAAGACCAGTAATAATTTCGTCTTTTTTTCCGATTATTTTTTCATAATCACCTATTTGACGGTTATAATTTTTTTCTTTTTCTGTGTATAAAACGATAACACTATCTTGGGAATTAATTTTTTTGTTAAGTTGATAAACCAGTTTATTTACCACTTTAAGTTCAGCTATAGCCGAATCACCTTTAACTAAATCAATAGCTATACGTTTTGCTTTATCATATGGAAAGCAAATTTTACTTGTATCTTTCTGTGAAAAACTCGTTGAGCTCAGCAGGAGAAGAACTAGTAATATCTTTAATTTTGTTACCATAATATATACGAGTTTTAGTTAGTTCTTTTTCTGTATTTGCAATTTTAATATCTAATGAATCTATAACTTTTTGTTGTTTATTTATTTTATTATCTAAATCATTGTTAAGTTTTTTAAATTTAACTATTTCAATTTTTAGACTATCTATTTCTCTTTTTTCTTTATCGTAAGTATTTATTGGAGTTGAACTAGGTCTAAAATATATCAAAAATAACAATAATAGTAAAAATATCCCACCTATTATTAGATGGGATAACTTTACTTGATATATTTTATTTTTCATTTATTATACAATTTATCTATTTTAGATTGTAATTCTCCGTTTAACTTATTAAGTTTTTTAAGTTCATCTACTATTTCATCTCTTTTAGCTCCTTCAGCTCCCGAAAGTGTTTTAGCTAAAGCTTGCATTTTATCTTTAACATCTCTTTGAGTTTTTAAAAGAGCATCTTGGTCTCCTGCTAATTTATCTAATTTAGGAGTTTTAGAAGCCATAGTTGATGCTTTATCATTATCTGTAGCTTTAGGTTCAGTTGTTTTAGGTTTATCATAAGATACAACATCAAAATCATCATCTCCTTTAGTTAATGTAGCTTTTTTAGGTTCAATAGTTGATTTTTCAGTTTTTTTAGGTTCTTTAGGTTCAGCAGCTGGTTTATCAGTTGCTTTAGGTCCTCTAGGTTTATTAGATTTGCCTAAAAATGGGGTAAAATCAATAAGTTCTTCACCTGTTTTTTTATCAACAAATGCTTCATCTTCTGGACGGTTTAAGAATTTACGGATTTCAGTAT